AAGCTTAAGAATGCTAACGCTTACGTTAGTAATGCTATCCGCAAAATCGAAGACGAAGATTACGTTCAACTTTCACTAGACATATTAGAAGATGCCTCTTTTAGTGATAAACAGGCTGACTTTCTAAAATCAAGACGACAGCTAGTTTCAAATGATACATATTTCTTCCCAAAAGTACGTAACTCCAGAAAGCTATCCAAGAATGAAAGTAGGTTATCACCTAGATGTGAAGGTGTTTTCAGGAATGGTCCTTCATGGGAGAGAGTACAAATTCCGCCACTACCACATCTTAAAGAGTATGTCATTCCAGGATTCGAAGGTGTTATACCACATGTAGCTACCGTGGTCCCTCCACCAAAGACTGCTCACAATGACTTCTCTGATCTCAAGTATGTGGCTAGTTGTATTATCAGAGACAACGGTTGGGACGCCTACCCAGTCGTCGATCAGAAGTGGCTCTCCAATGAAAATCCATTTGGTATTCCAATACTTACTGGGGCTTTCTGTTGGAAAGATGTTGAAGAGATGTGGCCTGCTATTGAAGAATTCGGTATATCAGTATTCCTGGTCATACAGGATTACAAACCCAACACAATACACATCGGCACTCAAACAACGTGGGTTGTTGATGGCGATGGTAACGTCAAAGGTTGCTCAAGAGGAAAGAAGAACATCTGGTACGATAAGTGCAATGCCTTGCCTCTCCAAGGTAATTATGGTAACTATGGATGCAAGACATTAGTCATTCACGGCTCACAGAGAATAGTGATGCTCAGACCAATTAGAGAAAAATGCGAAATCAATTTCACTCCAGATCCCAAGTACTCTTTTGCTTACCAATGTCAAACAAAACCTATCGCTATTCCTTCCACTATTACTAAGGTTGGACTTGTGCCTCCCCCGGAAGATAAAGCCCAGCAATTTAAGAAGAAGATGCAAGTTTACGATCCTTGGACGGTTATCAACAATTATACTCCTAGAAACGTAGTACAGAGAGTAGTCAAGTACATCAAAGAAGAACGCAGTGAGTGGATTCCTGTCACTTGCTCTACCTTGACAACGGTCGGTCTATGTGCTGCATCAGTCTTTTGTCATCCCATTATGGCTGGTGTATTTGTTCCACCCTTAATCACCGGAGCTACCAAGAAGATCAACTACTACCTTAACAAGAAAGTAGCAACCTTTAACATAGTTCCTCTGATATTCAAAGGGTCAGCTGAGCACAAAACTGCACTCGAACACTTTTACACATACCACTTTATAGACCCAGAGACCCATCTACCCTACGGTTTCTATTACGTTGACGACCACCAACTTATCCAAGTCCCACAAGACGATCCACTGGCCAATTGGACCAATGTAACGAATTTCTTTAAGGAATACATTGATTCAAGAGCCTTTCTCGACGCAAATATCATAAGGTTCATGAAAGAACACATGGATTCGTCTATTTGGATGAAAAGGAAAGACGATTGTTTCCAAGCTTTTACTGAAAAGAAAACCTCTGCTCTTGAAATTGTTGGTGCCGCCGCTCAATACGAGATCAACATTAAAGAAAATGACATCATCACCGTTTCATTACATGGTCATGATGATTTAAGACAGTATGTAGTCCCACACGTAGACAAGAGGTTACTTAGTGCAATAGCTAGTAATAGATTACTTCATGGTGGATTAAAACCGAAGCTCAAGACTGAAGAAATTCTTAAGACCATGATTGATTGGTATGTAGCCAATGGCGGTACAAAGTTGCGTGTAGGTGACAATGTGGAACCAATACCTGACTTCTCTAGTATGAAAGGCAAGAAACGAGATCAATATGCTAGGAATTATGAAAATTATATTGCTGAAAGTGTTACTATACATACTACATTCATTAAACGCGAAGCTCTTCCTCAGAAGAAGGTTGATTCCAGTGGAGCTAGAGTTATCTCCATGGCTGATAAGAAAACGAATATCAAGATCATGAATTTCTTCCGGAAATTGGAAGAAATTGTCTATTCATTCAAGTATCCAAACGTTGGCCTCATTCCAGGTACCAACAAAGTCGCTAAACATGACAATAACGATGTTCAGTGCGATTCCATCCGCAGACTTGCCAGTCAATTTGCATGGTGTTTATCTGCAGATGCTAAAGCTTTCGACTCATCTATCGTTGGACCATTGGCTGAAGCTGAAATGGCTTTTTACCGATGGGTGGGTCTTGATGATAAAACAGTCAAACAACTTCTTAATACTAAGATAGTTGGGGCTATCAGTCATGGTGTGCTACAGAGATTCTCTGGTGACATGTACACTGCAGTTGGTAATGTTATTATCATGTCCTCAGTGCTCCATAAGTTCGAAAGTTATGGATGCAAATACTACTGTAATGGTGACGATACACTTGTTTTCTTCGACAAACTCGATATCTCCACTCAGATTGTCGAAGAATTCGCTAAGTATGGAGTCACCATCAAAGGTGATCTTATAGGTATCGGTAGGGATAATAACAATGGCGACCCTGTATATACAATTCCTTACTGTCAGATGTTTTATCAACCTTACAAATACACTAACGATCCTGTTAGAACTATGAGTAGAATGACGAACTTAGTCGGTTCCAATATGTATTACTTGGCGAGAACCATTTGTGGCAAGTGCCAGGGCCAGGAGTATCTTAAGGGTCTTGGTTACATATTGCTGCAAGATGTTACAGAAGTGTTCAAATCACTTCCAACTGATTATAGAACAGAGTATAAGAATAAGACAGTTGAAGGATGTACTATGTATGAAAAAGAAACCGATCGTGTTATTGATTATAGAG